TACATGTTATTGTAAGTCTTGTTATCAGGGTCATTTAATAATGCCGAGTTAACACGATAAACATTACACAACTGACGAAGGTTCATCTTCATCGCCTCCATGATTTCCAAATCAACAGAAGAAAGACCTAGTTGTTGCCAACCGATTTTAGCTGAAGTAACGATAATGTTACCTGCATTCTCAGGGCCGCTATATTCTGCTTTATATTTTCTTTGGATTTCTGCTGCTTGCTCAGGAGTTAAGAAGCTATCGGTACTGTTGTCAAATAAGATACCTTGTGCACCTGTATTCTGAAGCATCTTCACACTCGCAGTCTGGGCGTCATTAGATTGTTGGAGCACCCTTAAGGCTGCACGCAACGGAGATTGTCCATAAAGGTGGGAGCCTTCTACTGAGTAATCCGAGTTCCAGTATTTAGAGTGCATAACCTTTTCGGCCATGATTTCTTGGAAGTCGTAAGCAGTAGTAATGGTATAGCCTTTAACTGGGTCGTACTTACCGCCACTAACGATTCTAGTCAAGTGAGCAGGCAACACATAAAGCTGTTTGAATTTACCAGCATTAGGGCCAGTAACAGCACCTACACCATAAACATAAGAGTTACCGGTGATAAGTTTAAAACCTAAGTAATTATCCATGAACTCATAGAAGCTCTGAAAGTCATTAGGGTTGTGAAGGGTTTGGATGATAGGGTGACGCTCGTCAACTTCTACCAATGCCTTTTGTCTTAAGTGGTTTGCCTCTGCGATGTCTTGAGGTTTGCTCATATTCGCAGTAAAGGACTTATATCTTTGGAAGGCTCTGTCGTCTACAATCTCATAGAGAATCGGAGCAGCAGTAGCAGCCTTTCTTGTAATTAGGTTAATAACCGAGTAAACGTCTGCGTTGTACTGATAGCCCTTATCTACATAAGTTTGGAAGCTATCCTCACCCATAACAGGGCCTTTAGCCAAGCTCATATTCAGCATCCTTGCAATAGCAGGGTCTATGCCTTTCTGAATCGTAACCGGTTGTTGAGGTTTGCTACCTCTTAAAAAGTCGAATAATCCCATTAAATTACGTACCATTTACGTTCACTACCGTATTTAGTGAAGAACGCACATCTGATTGCATCTAAACAGTGGTTGTAGTTGTCGATAGGTACGTTAGTACTTTCTCCGTTAGCCATAATCCACTGATAGTTCTTTACCTCAGTTGCGATGTTCTTACTTCGCTTGGTGTAGAACACTTTGTATTCCTTTAGTTTATTTATACCCGCAAGGACTGATCCCTTTCCTTTTTTCTGCGGTTTAACATTAAATTTCAATTTTAAGTCAGCTATTGACTTAGGTTCTGCCGAATCAGCAAATATCTCCTCATACATCCCCACGTCATTCTTCCTCAAGCTGTCGGCAATATCTTTATTGGTCATCTTAGTAGCATAAAACAGCTCATCTAAGAATATCGACTCTCCAATCTTTGTCATCCTCACACATGCAGTCGGGTCATTGGTAAAACCAAAGTCTAACCCATAAAACACATCATCCGTCTCTGGGAAGTTATCGCACTCCTGCCAATCAGGGTAAACCAAACTTTCCGTTGCTGGTCGTGGGTCTTGTTGATAAAGGGAGTTAAAGATAATGGGACTAGCCTCTCTAATCTTTTCTAATCTTTCTGCAGACTGACGAGCCTCCCATAGTGCTTCCCCAACTTCCCTCTTATCATACCAACGTCCATCGTCCTTTGATTCTCTCAAAGCAGGTAGAGTGATTGTATTCCAATCGTTATCTCGTTTTGCTGCCCTGCCCAAAGGATCGTCATTATCCCAACGTGTTGCAATCAATAATTGCTTTCCGTTATTCTGTAATCGACTCTCTGCTACTGAAGTATACCAATCCCAAACCGTCTCTCTTACATTTAGCGACTTCGCCTCACTATAATCTTTAATCAAGTCATCACAAATCAACACATCAACGCTAAACCCTGTTAAAGAACCTCCTGTACCTACCGACTTTAAATATCCTCGCCTTCCTATCACTTCAAACATATCGTTGTTACGAATTGCTTCACCGCTTCTAGGCTTTGCAAGTTTAGTATCAGGGAATATCTTTTTGTACTCAGGCGAGTCGATAATCTTCTGAACCTCTCTATTAAACCTTGATGCTAAGTCAGCCGTATAGGATGCGATAACAATTTTCAAGTCCGGGTTAACACCAAGCAGGTAGGCGGGATATAACTGTGTCGCTAGTGTGGACTTCCCATGTTGGGGTGGCATAGAGATCATTAGCTTTTTACTATCGTCATCTCTATACAGCTTCATTAGCGATTCCATAATATAAGTATGAAATGCCGTAGCATCAAAATCCTTCTTAATAAACCTTACAAAGAACGCAAAATCGTTTCTAGCTAAATCAATAGCAGCCGATTCTAATAATTCATTACTTATCTTCATTCAACACACTCCCTGTTAAGTACCTCTCGGCTAACTGACGCTTCAACTCCTCATCCATATCACTTACGTCAACTTTGGTAGTTTGTGTGGCTTGTATCTCTACATTTTGCTTATCCGACCAACCGTAGTGGTTTTTTAGGGCAAATATTGCCATAGTCGCATTAGCTTGGTTTTTTAACGCCGATTCAAAGATTCTATTCTCAAATCGCTGTTTAATATATTCTATCCTCTCCAACTCATACTCCAACTCACGTCTCTTGCAAACCTGCTTAAGAGATTCCCATTTAGTCGATGTTATTCCCGCTAGTTCAAGTGCACTGCCGAAGGTCATTATTGATGGATCTTCTGTTATCGCTTCCACCTGGTCTATCTTAGCGTTGATTTGTTCAACCGCCATTAGCTCAGGTTTCATTGGCACAAGCCTCGTTCTATCGTATTTAGTTAACGCCTTTGGGTCGTCTAACATATATTACTTCTTAAATACATCGTCCAAATAGTTAAGGGCATTAGCCAAAGTAAACGGCCCTCCTGTATGGGTTCCGATAGTTGTAATCTGAGACAATAGCAAATGTCCATCATAGTTATCGGTAGTGATAATAATATGAGTCGCCGCATCGTTATGGGTTATCATAGTAGCTCCATGATTGCATAACTTAACCATCGGGAAACCAGTTGTAGTAATAGTGATATTACCGGTAGACTGGTTTTTAGTAATTGCTATTGACATTGATTCTATAATTTATGCTAATATACGAAATAATTTCCTTAAAAGCAAATATATTAAAGGAAAGTTTATAAATAGTATATAAGTGTCACAAGAATTAATTAAATATAAACATTAGTTGCATATGTCGTAAAAATTTCGTATGTTTGGTTAATCTTTTTGGAATAAGTGGGATTGGTCGAGAATCCTATCAATAATACAAACGCCCCTGACGGTGAATAAGCTCGACCCTTATTTGCTTGATGGGGTTTCTACTTTATGAGAACTGGCAATAACCTTAACAAGATTGAATCTGGTTTTAAGGAAACGTGGAGGGTTAGAGATATTGTTTTAAATGAAATAGGGATGACCTATGCAGAATATCTTAAATCTGACCACTGGAAAAAGGTAAAAGAAAAAGCATCTAAAAGAAAAAGATTTTGCAAATGTTTTAAGTGTGGGTCAACAAAATATATAGATTTACACCATAAGCATTATCGATTCTTAATGCACATCCATGAACTACAGTCGATAGTTCCATTATGCAGATCTTGCCATGGACAAACACATGAGTTAGCAAAGGTAAAGGATATATCTGTTAGGGAAGCTACGAATGATATGCTATCTGGTAGTAACAGCAATGCGAGGAGGATAATTGATGATAGTACAGGTATTGAGTATTACAGTATAAGAAAGTATTGTAATGAAACAGGATTATCGTACAAAAGAGCTGGTGAAATACTAAATGGTAAGGTTTCTAGCAAAAAGTACAAGATACGATATATATAGAATGTTGAAAATTATATTTGCAAATTACATTATTTTTTTGTATATTAGCTCTCATTAAGTCGGTAGGACTATAGCCGAGGAAGAAGTCTAAACTTTTACCACCTAAAAAAGTCGGAAGGTAATTGGATCGAGCAATTTGACTTATGGTATCAGTAAGTCCTTTCATTAACGAAAGAGTAGGAGTTCAGGGGGCTTCGCTTTCTCTTAACTTAACTTTTAATCTTAATTATCTTATAATTGTTTGAGCGTTAGCGAGTCGCTTCGTAAGCGTACTTCCATATGCGTTACCTACACGTATAGATTATCTTCTAAGAGTTTTTGCGAATTGTGTTTTGTAAAGAAAACCTTACTTTCTTATCATATACTATTTCCTCTGTATAGATTTTCGCATTTTCTTAACGTTCGCTAAACCGCTCACTTTATATAGATTTTTTCTACTATAATTTTTTACCCATACGATTTTCTATAACCTATATTCTTCCTTAAAATAAGTACCCTATATACTTTCCTATACTATCTGATTTTTTATTTCGCTATCGGTATAAGGTTTGGCTTATGTAGTGTATTTTACTGCTGGGTTGTATGATTGTGCCCAATAGAGGAAAGAGAAAAGTTTTTGCTAAAGATTTCATATTTTTAACCATCAGTTAAGCCTATTTCCGAACATTTCCGCTTAAATACAACGCATGTACAATAATAGGCTTGGAGTTACCCTTTATCCTAATAGGATACAAATGTAACTTAAACGAAACCAGTCGAGTTCATCAGTTTCAAGCTCAAAACCAAACCAAACACTAATATATTTCGTGACATTTATATGACAATTCATTAGTTAAAGCTTATTATATTTGATGTATAGAATGAGAGAGAGAAGCTTCTCTTTTGCTCAAAAGTATCAAATAACATTAAATAACCTTTTAAACATAAATTTTTAGCTTAATAACAATAAACAAGTAACTAAATTCAATAACTTAAAAAACAAGACAATGAAAACACAAAACAATTACAATGGCTTTAGAAGCTGGAATGCCTGGAACGTATCTTTGTGGATTAATAACCAGGAAGTATCTTACCAATTAGCATGCGATCTTGTAAGGCAATATAGTTTAGGAATGGCAACAAAGATATTCATCGGATACTTTAGTGGTAAAACACCGGACGGTGCAATTTATAACCGTTTATCCGTTTACAATGCATTAAAGGATATTAAAGAAAACTTGTAATAATATGAAAGATCAAATAACACTTAAAACAATATCAATTGCCACAAAGGCTTTTGTTCTAATTATCGTAATTAATTATCTAGCAAACTTAATCATATAAAAATAATGAAAACTATTAAAGACTTATTTATTTGTAATTACAGAATTATTAAGCATGACGGTGCTTTTTTGGGTGCTGGGAGGGATGACATGCCTTCTTGGTTTACTCTAGAAAAAGCCAGGGAAATTGTTGACTATAATAAAGGTGAAAAGATAGTACAACATGACGGAATGAATATCCTTTGGGAGGTATTATAAATAAACTAAACATAAAACAAAATGAAAGAATATAAATTTATTAGAAGCAATGGCGATTCAACATGTATTCAAAATGTAATGGCCAAAAGTAAAAGGGAAGCATTTGACAAAGGAGGATTTGACTATATATACTGGAAAGGTAATACTCCTTACTCTTTTATTAATAACAAAAATATATTTGCAATTATAGTAAAATAACTAAAAAACATAAAAAATATGGGAACTACACTAAAGCTATCTAATATTATCAAAACAAATGTTGGATATATGTTGAATAATTGGAGTAATGAATACATTAGGGAAAAGTACCAAAATAGCATTAATGAATACATTTGCAATACGGTAACAAGATATACCCTCATGCAGGATATTTATAATGATATTACATACCATGAAGCCATTACCCTTTTATATGATAAATTTAGCACACCGATAGCAACACTAAACAAAGAGCTCCAGGTGCAAAGAAAAATGCAGCAAGAAAAATGGCTAATTGATGAATTCAAGGAAGCTATAAAATACTATAAAGGTTTAATAAAGTAATTAGGAGCTCTAGCTCCTTTTCCCGCTTCAGGTGAATTTAATGCGGATCGTTACCACATGCGGGAACTTAATCAAAATAAGGCTATATAAAGGCCTGGAATTGTTCTTTAATACATTATACCTAAACCAAATTTAGATAGCTTATAAGGCCTGAAAATAGCTTGATCGAAGTGACGCAAAATAAAGCCCTATAAAGCCCTCAAATTTCAAAAGGTATATTTATACTAACTACAAAAAATAATTGAATATAGAGCGTTAAAATGATAAATAAACAAAAATATAGCCTAATGATAGCAAAAACAAAGATATTGCAAAATGAAAGGTAACCCACGAAGCGGAAAGGTATCGACCTGTGACCCCTATGTGATTTCTGGAACCCTATATGATTTCCGAAGCCTATGTACTTTCCGAAACCATGTAGTTTCTGATTTTTGGGTATATACTTTCCGATTTTTGGGCAAGAAGCGAAGCGAAATTGGCGATTAGCCTATATGATTTCTTATATGACAATTTTTTGACAAATGATTTTTGGATATATCAAATATTCCTTATCTTTACATAAACAAAACCTAATAACCACATGACAACAACATTTAAAACCCACATCAAAAAAGAAGACTTATCCGTAATGGAAGAACTTCTTCACCAATCAAACTATCAGATTTCTGAGTTAGAGGCTTTATGCCGAGCGGAGATTTTCGATTATGACGTAGAGTTCGAGGTCTATCCCCCAGGAGAATCCTACCCATCCTATTTCCGAATCCACATCTATCTATTTTCCGAATTAGCAGAGGAATGGTTCAACGACAACGACATCTATAGGGACTTAACTACCGGATGGTTTCCGAAGTTCCACCAAGAAGGTTTTGAAGAAGGCGGAGTTTTATATTGGTATAAAGAACTTGCTTCCGATAAAGCTCAAATCGAGGTAACTAACTATGTAATTAACCAATTATTTAACCAAATATTTTAAACCAATGACAACAACAGAAGCAAAAAACAAGAAACATCAATACGTGGCAAGATTCGTAAAGAAGGACGGCACAGTAAGAGCGATACGCTTTAGAACTGACGTTAAATCAGAAGGTGAAGGTCAATTAGCCTATGACCCATTAGAGAAAGGCTTAAAGCTGGTATGGGATAGTGATGCTATGGGATGGAGGATGATAAACGTTTACACAGTGTACGAGCTGACTATCAAAGGCAAAACTTACCTAAACGAAAACGCTAAAAAACAACTAATCGAATTATGAACAGTAAAGACCAAAGCGTAATGGTTGCAGGATTATGTTTTCTGACCATAGGATTAACGATAATATTTATAGCTATATGGAAGTCGGTAACTTAGTCCTGTGCCATTGTGCATACGAAAAATACCAAGATAACTTTGACTTTGATGTCAAGATACCCACCCCCGGTAAAATTTATACCATAAGAAAGGTAATAGTATTAGGAACTTTCAAAGGACTGTTATTTGAAGAGATAATTAATGAACAAGTAGAAACCTTAGAGTTTGGCCCAATGGAACTACAATTCGAAGCCACTTGCTTTAGCGTAGTAAAAGAAGCCGACCTATCAGAACTTAAACAATTATTAAAATGAAACTAATAGTAGACAAATCAATTACACCAAGAGAACAAGCCGAGATGAAATATCGCAAGCTATATGAGCAGACGATGATTAGAAAGTCGGAGAAATTAGAGAATATTAAAAGAGATTATTTACAAGAGTTAAAACAATTTATCAAAGAAGTATTATGAAAATTACAGTTGAACAAGGCGAAAGAATTAGGCGATCGCTGGCTAAAATGAAAGTCCTAAACCGATTAATGGAGTTCGAATATTTTATGGAGATGCCAGACGTAGGTAAATCAAGTTTGGTACGTAACCATATCTCTAAAATGAAGACTTCAATCGAACAAATCCGTATCAACCTAAACCACGTAGTTAAAACTAAAGAACAAGAGGTGTTAGATGAGTTCTGCGGGGAGTTATTAGACACGATAGAGGTTTTATGCCAAATGGACTTAGAGTCGCTTAAATCGTTTAATAATGACATGAGATTATTTCTGGAAGAACAATACAAGGAGGTAGAAGATGAGCAAAAGATTTGAAATAACTCAACACTACAACAACATGTATCTGCTACCAGCATTGCATGTCAATTATGAAAAAGGTTGGTATAAATATATTTGCCTATCTTGGATTAAATGGTCAATAGAATTTAAAGTTTATAATAAGGAGGAACAATAATGAAGCTAAGTGATTACAGAAAGAATAGGAATT